CTGCTTTCAATACCCAAATCAAGCCTTTGTCTATTAACTGCCCACTTGGTCATTTCATCTTCTGGCAAAATGGGCTGGTATACGATGTCATTTTGAAACTCCTCAATCGGCGCACGGCTCTTTAGTCTTGCTTTAAGGGCTAAAGCGTTAGCATACTCAATCCCGTCCGCATAATTGCCCCTCAGTTCCTCAATTTTTGCAATCATATCCGCAAGATGCATGGACACCGCATAACCAGACAAGTTTCCTAGATCTCTAATCTTGTTTAAGGATAACTCTGGCAGACTGTTTTGGATATAATCTGTTACAATCTTGCTAAATTCAAGGATCTGGGGTAATACGTTGCCTACATACTCTAGTATTTTAAGGTCTCCGTCCATCCCTACATAAATAACATTACCGTCATGCCGAACAATCTTTTCTGGCTTTTTAGGGCCGGTTGCTATTAAAGTAGGCTCTCCGTATCTTTGCAAGATGAGCCATAGGTAGCTTGCAATTTCATTCACGGCATCCATCTGTGCTTGTATGTTATGCCATGTATGAAGTCCATAAGCTTCCCCAATATCTATATGCTTTATGTGTATCACTGGAACTTCATCGAAATATTTATATTCCCCAGAGTATTCTTCTACAAGCTTACCATCAATATAAGTTTCTATCCTATCTTTATACCATATCCTATTCCAAGACCTTACCTTTCGGGCTTGCTCATCGTAGAAGTTATAATGTTGATGAGCCCGTTCCGTTTCTTCTTGATCGTGGGGATTGGTGAAGACCTCCATGTCCTCACTGTTTGCTACAATGATTCTAGCAAATGGGAACTCATCCAACTCTTGCACAATCAAGTAAGCATCTCCAAGATTCGCCCCTGTTCTAACTAGCTTATACTTGTTCTTCTGGAATGAACTCCTTTCCCATATTTCCTCTACGAGGATGTCTTGCCACTCACTTTTACCCTCTGGACATAAAACAGCTAAATCTTGTTTCATGATGAAACGAGCATCAATGTCTACTGCTTGGGTTATACAGTTATACACTTCCTGCATCGCCTTTAGCCTTCCAGCCTTCTTCAAATCTCCTCTGACTAAAGAATCCAAGTAGACATTGCCTTTATAGTAGGCCCATCTTTTTGCATACTCCTCATTTCGCTCCGCAAATTTAGGGGTAAGCTGTAATATTGATCTTGTTACTATATCCATCTACTTAGCCCCTCCAATAACGTATTCATTAACCCCACACGTCCATATTAAATATTTCTGGTTCAAATGTTGTTAAATGAGTATGCAAAGCATAACGTAATGCGTCGCATGTATGATCATCAACCTTTTCTGGCTCTTCCTTTATGTTCCCGAACCTATCCTCTTTATAATGGTATCCTTCGATCTCCTTTATACTAACACGGCAGGAATCTAAGATGTAAAGACTTGGCTTACCGTCTATTGGATGTAACATCATAGCCACTGATTGTATTCCAGGGGCTACTGCGTTCTTTGCCTCCATTATAGGCACATCTTCCCGCCTGTAGTATTCTATATGCTCTGGTTCTGACGGATCTGCATAGAAGTATTCTATATTGTACTTCTCCATCAAAGCTTTGTCTGTTTCTACCCACCAATCTAATAACTGCCTCGTTTCTACTACCTCTTCAATCAAATACCATTTACCACTTTCAGACTGCCCTAGCACTAATGTAACTCCTGGGTGCCCCTCGGCAAATCCCCAGTCTTTGCCTGCAATTACAGTCTTGAATCTAGTTGGGAGCTTATCCTCTGTTATCACATGAATTTCCCTTCTAAATTCATCATATATCTGGCCTGAGAATACTTCAAAACTAGCTTCCCAGTCCCTTTGAAAATACCTTAACGGTAAAACCTTCTTCGCTATCTCCATCTCTTTCTTTAGAGCTGGGATAGCAGTATTATCTGCCGTAGTCCAGTGGAAGGAAGCGTAATCTTCTTGCTTGTTCTTTGATCCTGCAAGGCCCAAGCTATATACTTCTTCATAAAACCAGTTTTTTCCCATTGGAGTAGTGGTAAACAATGCCCAGCCTTGCCTGTCCGCAATTCTTGCTCGCAGGTTTGCCCAGGTTACTGCCGCACATCTTCCTGCTTCGTCTATCCATACCCCATCCAAACCTCTTGCTACTAGTGTTTCTGGTTTCTCCGCTGACTTGAACTCTATATATATGTTTCCTTTCAGCACTAGTCTTAATTTCGATCCGTTCCAGCTCTTTACTAACGGGCTTGTTTTTGGATCTTCTATTTCTGCTCCTAATATGTCAAAAATCTCTTCTTTTGCCACGTCTGTCAGTGCATAGGTTGGAGCTACTATCCAATAGTTTAATCTGCCCTTCTTTTCTGCCCTATCCGTATATACCTTCCTAACAAACTCTCTTGCACCTGCATATGTTTTTCCGCCACGTGTTCCCGCGGCACAGCATTTTATTCTCGCTGTTGATCTGTGGAAGGCTTGTTGTTTTTCATGAGGTTTGTAATCAGCGAATAAATCAAACGCCCTATAATCTTTGCCTTCTATAACAATCATTGGGCTACTTCTTCCGTTTCATCGGTTAAGCCTTCCATGCCTACTATTACTCTTATTTCTTTCGAGTCTTCTGTTTCTACCTCTACCCTGTTCCGCCATCTTTCTGGTTGTCTGTTATTTAGCCAATATATTATTGCTGTAGGGTGTGGGTCTACATATCTAATCGTCCGCTTTACCCTTTCCTTTACTGTTCCATCTTTCCTTGTTGTTTCTGTTACCTCTACTTCTTCTACTTTATAACCTAATGCTCTTTTTAATAAGCTGTCTTCTACTAGACTATCTATAAAGCTTCCTGATTCCTTTAAGGACTTAAGAAACTCTGGATATTTCTTCGCCCAAGCATATAAAGTGGGCTCCGATATTTCTAGCTCCTCGGCAATCTCGGCTTGCGTTTTCCCGCACCTAGCCATCCACTTTACAAGCTGTGGGTGATATTTTGGGTCATACTTAGAGGGTCTTCCTCCCTTTCCCTTCTTACTCATTATATCAAGCCCCTGTCTTGACCTTTTATAATTATATAAAAAAGACTACAGTACCCCGATTTAATTATAAGTGACCTATGCAAATAGATCAAGTAAATAAGTCAAAAAAAAAGGAGGGTTAATCTCCCTCCTCTATATAACTACCTGCTACTTGTTTCTTCTTTCCGAAAGCTCCTCAAATCCCCCAGCCAGGTGTATGAATAGAATCCACAGGGCTAGGAAGATTATTAACCTGACAGTTCCCTCGAAAAGAGTAAGCGTATTGTATTCGATTGCTCCAACAGTCCCGTATATGAGGAAAAACATGAGGAATGCGAGAGAACCGAAAACTTTCTTTAGTCTCTTCATCTTATTTCCCCCTTACAGGATTTCCGCTGGAGTATGCTTAGCAACATACTCCGAATAGGGCAGGCACCCTACAACACCAGAAGGTGTTATGGTATGCACTTTCCAACCGCTCCGACCAAGATAGCCAGAGGTGACAATCGTGAGTGGTGCGTCCTCTGGTGTGAGGGTTACCACAGCGGCGTATATACTTGCACCACCAGAAGATGAAGCGGCATCCCATCGCATTCCCGGATGTGGGTCGGTAGATACCGACACCTTCGGCTCGACCTTGGCCGCCCCTATTTGCCTAAATGTTCCTGCACTACCGCTGTGTAGGACTACTACCACCAGATTCTGGGTCTCCCGGTCTGGGAGGTACTCCAAGATTGCGGTCATCCCGGCGGTGCGTAACGATACGGTACCGGGAAGAACCTCACCGGCCCTAAACAAATCGGGAAGTCCTGTGAACTCCACTTTAACCGTCCCGCGGGTGAGCCCTGCGGAACCCTGAAATGGAAACGAAACGTGTCCTTGAGTCGAATATACTAACACTGACATTTTTTTCTCCTCCTTATATCTGTTCGAGTTTATTTATTCCTAATCCATTCTTCCCAAAGGCCATTCTCGTCCATGACGGTTCCAACCTTTTTGTACCCTAACTTCAGTACCCGCTTTATTTGGTTGATTTCTTCTTTCGTTACCAGGAAATGTGAGTGTACTGTGAAGATATCTAAGTCACGATTGAGATATACTTTATAACCGCTCACCTCTTTGATTTTGTTGACCACTGTCTTTGCCGCCTTAGTTGTTTTTGTCTCGAGTTCTTTCAGCACTTCCTGCGTTACTTCTGTAAAACCTAAACCTGTAATTAAGCTCTCTCTTGTTCTCGCCATTTCGGGCCCTCCTTGTTTTCCTGTTTTTTTATTCCCTTCCTTCAATTATAATTATATAGTAAGTTAGAGAATAAATCAAGAGGTTTTTTCAACTTTTTTTCAAAACAGATAAAAAAAAAGAAGGGGCGTGCGGGCCCCTTCTTTTCTTCTTACCACTCTTCGTCTTCCTCTTCTTCGAGGGCTTCTAGGGTATCCTGTAGGCTTATAAAGCTTCCTCCTAGCCACCCTCCTTGATTTAACAACGCCCCGTCTATCTGTGCCCTCCACTAAACCCTT